AGTTGCATGGAACTTATCTATGGGATCAACAGTCTCCCCCAATGCACTTCTTATTCTTACTTTCACTTCTTCATTACTAATCTCTTTCAAGATCTGTCGCAGTTCATCATCATCAAACTTGACATAATAGTTGTCACGATGTTTCATGATTTCTCCCTCTCATCAAGTGCTTCATTTATAATCTGCTTCAACTCCATACGTTCTTGTGGTGTGAAGATTGTACGGATTTTTACTGGCATCGGTTCATAACTACTTGGTTTCTTTGATTTACCAGGAAGACTCATACCCTGTGTGTCAATTTTGTCTTTCATTTTACTTCTCCAATAACCCAAGATCTCATACCAAAAGGAGTATCAGCGATCAAAGTTTGAGTATGTTCTACTACCTCTTGTGGGACAACTAAACAGAATCCAATACCAAGATTGAATACATTTCTCATTTCTTCCTCTGCAATGTCTCCCGCTTCCTGGATCTTGTTAAAGAGTTCTGGTCGTTCCCAAGCATCATAATCAACATCAACTGTAAGACCCATTGGAAGGCATCGTGGAAGGTTTTCGGGCAGTCCCCCTCCCGTAATATGTGCCATACCTAGGATAGGAACTTCATCCAATAGGTGCTGAATGAGACGAGCATAGATGGTAGTAGGTCTCAGCAACTCAGGCATATCCTTGTAGAAAATCTTATGTCTCCACAACATATCATTGATGAGTGTGTATCCATTACTGTGAAGACCACTACTCTCAATACCAATGACTACATCACCTGCTCGGATGTTACTACCATTAATAACATCATTCTTCTCTACAATACCAGTACAGAAACCAGCAACATCATAATCATTTTGTCTGTAATGTTCTGCAGTTTCTCCACCTATCAATTCCATTCCAGCCATTGTACAACCAACGTTAATTCCATATACAATGTCACTGACATTAGCATCAAGTGATTTAGCAGAGACATAATCTAAAAAATATAATGGTTTAGCACCAGAACATATAACGTCATTGACGCACATAGCAACGAGATCTTGACCAATAGTGTTGTAATCATCAGCAATCCCACAGATATTCATTTTAGTTCCGACACCATCAGCACCAGATACTAGTACTGGATTTTCATATCCTGATGGGACTTCCATCATTCCACTGAACCCACCAATCTTAGGTGCCAATACCTTTAGATACTCCACGAAAGATCGACCTTTAATAATGTCAACACCAGAAGTTTTATAGTCCATTAATGAATTTCTCCTTTCGCAATTTGTTCACGACGTTTTAGTTTCCATACTATGTAATCCATCGTGGGGATACACATTGGATTCCAACCAACAAAGGTTGATGATTCCTTACTTGGAATCCTCCAGCAGGGAGCATCATCATTCTCAAGATCTAATGACTTACGATACTCATCCTCACCATACATAACAACTGCTCTCTCAGCAGCATTCAAACTCTTGAAACAATCAAAGCAGTTCTTTCTAATCTCATCAGGGATTTTGTGTTTCATTTTGTCAATTCTCCAAATCTATCGCATTTTGGACAGTATTTGCCATAACTTGGGTTAGGTGTATTAGTGTGAGGATAAAACTCATCAGCATACCTATTACACTCCCAACCATTATGACACTTATCACATACTTTACCACCACACCAGGGGCAAATTACATGAACTTCAAGAGGTTTCATTGGATTGCAAGTGGTTGCAGTCGGTCAAGGATCTCACGATAGGCAGGAACAATATCACCTTCATCTTTTCGGAATAGGTCTTTATCAAATCTTTCATCACTACCGATCTTCCATAGTCTCATACTATCAGGACTGATTTCATCTGCAAGTAACAACTCTCCATGAGCAGTGTATCCATACTCAACTTTAAAATCTACAAGATCAATACCCATGATGTAGAACATTTGACGAAGGAAATCATTGATACGGAGTGTCATCTCAATGAAAGGTTCTGGATCATATCCCATCAGACGCACACGGTCTGGTGTCAGTAGAGGGTCATGCTTACTATCATCCTTCAAAAAGAACTCAACAATCGGTTGTGGTAGTGGAGCACCCTCTACTAAAGTTGTTTCACGAACAATAGATCCAGCAGCACGATTCCTACAGATAACTTCTAGTGGAACAATATTAACCTTCTTACAAATCATTTTATTAGCACCAACCATATTGATATAATGAGTTGGGATATTTTCTTTAGAAAGTTTCTCAAAAATTATAGATGAGATACTGCAACAGAGAGATCCTTTTCCTAAAGGATGATCTTCCTTCTCTCCGTTCCCTGCAGTCACTTTATCATGATATTCAATGATGACTTGCTGTGCATCGTCACCCTGATATACCGTTTTTACTTTTCCTAATGTAATTACTTCCATAATTTTTTTGCTGTAATAGTCATTCCAAAGGACGAACAAATTCATTAGACACAATATCAGTTGCCTTCAATTGTTCTTTCATATATTCTACACCATTTTCAGGCATAGCACTATCTCCACAAGTAAAGACATCACAAACTGCCATACCATTCTCTGGCCAAGTATGAATACTAAGATGACTCTCAGCAAGCATAGCAATTCCAGTCACACCTTGAGGTTCAAACTTATGTACTGTCAAATCAAGTAAAGTTGACTTACATTCTTTTGATGCCCTAAACAAAACCATTCGTATGAAGTCTTTGTCATCGAGTAAATCAAAAGGACAACCTTTCAAAGTAAAAAGAATATGCTTCATTATACCCAATCAGGTTTGCGATCAGGGATACGAAGATAATTATCTTTCACCCATGGTTTAGATGAAATATACATCTTGTAAGCAGTAAAGATATCAATGCTTGTATCATACTTGAACTCATCAGGTCCTGCAAATACAAAAGGAGTTGTGTCCGTTCCACTACGACCTTGTGGATCTGCAGTAGGAAGTATCTCTTTTGCTGCTAGAAGGGTCTTCTGGCAGGTGTGGACCTTACCGTAGCGAGCAGTGTACTCGTCACACATAGCAAGTCCATGAGCGAGTAACCACTGCCAGTTAGTCACAAACTCATTTGCCCATTTAGTGCAGGGATGATTACGAAATGCACCCTTGTCAGTAGCATAGGGAGTACCATCTGCTCTGGGAAGAGTGCCGAAGTTATGACCCCATTTGTCAGAGCATACAATAGCAAGCATCTGACAGGTCTCTAGGGGCATCTTGACGATGTGCTTGTCAGGGAGAACAACAGCAGATTGCCATGGCGACTCATTTGTAACAAAGATGTTCATTTTTTTGACTCAACCCAACAAGGTTTGCAGAGCGAATTCTTATATCTGTTTTCAGATGGGACATAGCATCCGATCTGAGGGCATTTATTCGCTGGTATCATTCTACCACACCCGGAGCATTTTGTCTCCCACATCTTCATAATGTTCTTTCTAATCTTTTAGTTGCTTGGTCTGGGAAGTCTCTTGGTCTACTATCAGTAGCATTATCAGTTTTAGGAGAACCTTCGTTTGCCTTCATTGTATGCTGATAATTTGGTCTTGGGTATCTGATACTAAATGGATCAGGCAACCAATATGTTACCTGCCATTCTTGATCAGGACATAACTCAAGATGCTTCTCTACACTATGATCGAAACTTCCAAGTTGAATGTAACCATCGTGACTGATACATCTATCATCACCATTAGCAACCAAGAACATCATCTTACTACTCATAATCTTTAATCAATCGTTCCACTTGTTTCTTATCACTACCGCAAGGAGCATTTCTTAAACAAATAAGAATTAATTCATTATCACTGATAGAAGGTTTGATTGTAAACCCCCACCTATCAACTTCACCGTCAGTAGGTGCTTCGACGTAATCAAATTCACTCGGCATTAGTCGCGTTGCCTCCAGTCATCAGGTTTATCCCTACCAAACCATTCTTTAATGTCGTCAGCACTATCAAATCCCCTTTTGTGATTGGATGGGTCGGGATCGCCTAATCCCATCCTATTCAGAAAATCGTCAGTACTACCTTCCTCAATATCTTGAGCAGCTTGTCGCCGTGCCTTTTGCAACCAATCCCTAGCAAGGGTATGAGACTTTGCTAGTTTTTCTGCCCAGATCATATCATCTAATTGGACTTCCTCCTTGTGTGCAATCTTCTTACAGATAAATTCTAGTCTTAGTCTGTATTGAGTAGATAACATTTTAGTCTCTTAATTTTGCTACTAGTTCAGTGATTTTTGTGAAATCGCCAAATGCCGTTTCGGAACGAGATTCTAGAACATTAAAAATGTCATTCATGATTAAGTCATTATCAACATAATCATCAAGATACTTATCAATTGCTTCTTTTAAGTATCTGTATCTGTGCCATTCTGGTGAGTATGGTTTATACATGGTTAAGCATCAAGTTTTTTAATTCGATTTAAATTAGATCTCTCACTTTTTTTTATCTTCTTATACTTTTTAATCAGGTAATCTACTTCTTCATTTGAAATATTCACTTTCAATTCTTTGTCATCTTCCGATTCTACAAATCCTAGACCAGATTGTTCCATACGGAATACTTGGTTTTCAGTTTCATCAACATAATCGTTGATAACATCTTGAATTTCAGTGCGAATAAGAGCATTAATTTGCTCCCTCAATTCATCCTCTTTCATTTCTTTTTCTTCTTATCGGGACTAGTATAACCCCAAAGTTTTGGGTTGATTCTACCTTCTGTTTGAGTAATATTGATGAAATCTTTTTTATACTTATCGTAGTATTCGTCAAAAATTTCTACTTGTTTTCCACAGGTTACAATATCAAAATGAGTGACCCCATCCTGAAGATATTCAACAAGATATGCATTACTTGGTAAAGATTTATCTTCAGATAGGGTAGGATCACAATCAGCGTTGATTACCTTTATACCTTTTACCATCAAGAACGATCTCCCCACAGAATATCAGAATATGCTTCTTTCACATCATTCGCACTAATATTATATTTGGTTTGAAGTTGCTTATCTTTTACCAAGCAAATAATTTCTGCTTCTTTGGGATGAAGACCTTCAAGAAGTTGAATGAACATAGTCTCTCTACGTAGAGAAGAAAGTCCATCGTTACCACCTTTAATAAAGTGATACAGATTCTTATACTCCCTACGTAGAGAAGTGTGATCAGTTCCAACAGGAACTTCATTCTCTTTGTAAGGAACTTCGCCCTCAGGTATTGCAGAAATCACAGAAGGATCAAAGTTCCAAATAAAAATCGCTTTGATAGAAGAATCTTCATACTCTTTCAGGATTTCAACCTTCTTTGCCTTTGAGCGTTGCTTTGATACAAGATCAAGAACTTCATGGACAAAAGGATTGGCAGGAAGTTGAACTTTCTTTCTAGGTGCTGCTTTTTTTCTAGTTGTTGTCGTTGTCGTTGTCGTCTTCGTCATAATCGTTTTCAAATCTCACTGCTAAAATTTCATCTGGAAGAACATTTCCATTTTCATCAAACATCTCTGGATGTGTATACACAATATTTGTGCTGTAGAAATGTTCCTTTGCTAACCATCCTACCACACCTCCAACAAAAAAGAACATTATTGAAACAAGTGTGCCGATAGTAAGTGCTACTGCTAACATCTTTCTTCTCCCCCAGAGATTATTTCTTTCTGATATCTAGATAGAAGTTCAAGTGTAAAATAATCTCTCTGCGGAAAAAGGAGACCATTTTACCAAACTTTATCTGAAAGGTTTTTGGTGATTCTGGTTTCGTCCTCCTCTTACGAAGTAGTAATTCAACGCCCCGATTTATCTCGGTTCTTGATTTATTTAGTTTGCTTTCTTCTTCTTCCTGGTCGTTTATCATTGCTATATCTCCTAGCATCTTCTAAGATACCATTCAAATAATTTTTGATTTTTCTTGCCTGTGGTTTTGGAATATGTCCATATCCTTCACGAAGTTGTTTGTGCATTTCATCATTCCCCCCTTCAAGATATTCTTCAAGGTCGGTTATAAGATTACTAATTTCTACGGCAGTTGAACTCTCAATGAACTGATTAATTTCATCTCTCTTTGTCTTACGAATTTTTAGATAGTCATAAAACTTGATAACAAACTTCCCCTCAAAAGCATAGTCAATTGCTTGCTCTACGTCAATATTAATTTCTAGAAAGTTGTTTTCCATTAGACCAGTTTTTGTTCCCTTAGATACTTAACAGTTTCGGTACATCCCCCGATAGATTTATCATCTACAAGAATTTGAGGAAAAGTGGAACCATCACCAAATTTATCATAAAACTCAGTTCGGTCAAAGTCATCTCCAAGTTTATATACAACGTGCTCTAACTTTGCTAATTTTAATACTTGTTGAACTTTCACGCAGAAAGGACAACCATCTTTTGAATAAACTACAAATGTCATAATGAAATCTTTTAAAATTTATTTAGGAGAAAGTTATTGCTTTAGATTAAGAGATGGAGCATCCACTTCTGGTTCAAGACTTCTAGACACAAAAAAAGAGGGTGCTAACCCTCTTAGTATATCAGATTAAAAGCATCTCTGCAAATAGGCATATATGATACGTTTAGTTAAATAAACATCAACCAACAGGTTGATCCCTTAAAACCTCCCGACAGATACGTTTACATCTTGATTGGTCATCATCACACTCAATTAAACAATCATAATAGTCGTTAATTACATCTGACTCTTCCATTGTTTTATCTAATGTTTTACCTAGTTTTTTAAAACTTTCTTTCCATCCCGCTAGTTGATTATAAGATATTAGATTATGCATGGAAACCTCCGCAGATAATTTATTGTGTGATAAAGATTAGAACCTTTCTCAACTCTCCAATTCTACTACTATATAGATGATTTGTGTGCAAATCAATACAATTGAGAAACAAAAATTTATGCCTACGAGTTTATACTTAAGTTGACAACCTTTAGTGGCCACTGTCAAACGGTGCCCAGTGCTGCCATCCATTTTTATGAACTAAATGCATACCAATAATAGGTACAACAATTAATGCAAGACTTAAAGTTCCAATCCCAAAAGGATTGTTGAGTGTAGCAGCTGCAAAGTGTGCTGCCTTAAGTGCTATGTTGCCCATAAGTAGTCTCCCTTTTTTTCCAAAGTTCTAGAAAATAACGATCAACTTGGTACAAGTCTTTAGCAGGTGGTATTTCATTAATATTTTCAGACCACTCTCTACAAAATGCTCTCATCTCACATACAATATTATTAGGTTTAAACATTCTACCAAATGATGACATGGCAAACGCATACCTCATTCTAATGCGCTGTTCCATTTCCGTCATATTTGTCACTTTCATAGTAGATATTTTCACCTTTTCTGTACCCGAAATAAATGGTGGCACATAGAAAGGGTAATGATCCGAAAAGTAAGACATGTGCTAAAGTCACTTAACATTTCCTGGCGATAAGGATTGAAAAATTTTGGAACAAGCATCAACAGCATAGGGTGCTCCATATACTCCAGAGAAAATATATGAGATGCCCAACTTGGAGCAATACTTTTCAAGTTCCTGACACTTTGATATGTCTCTGTTGCTATGATCAATGATGATATCACCCCCCTCAAGTAATGGTAGCAACTCATCAAGTGTGTCTTCTACTTTTTGCTCTGGGAGTGTGATCTGAAAGATGCCAGGAATTCTACCAGCACTAGTAAATTTCTTACCATCAGACTTAACTGCTTGGACAAGATACTCTAGTGAGGTTACACACCCACTAATATATCCTGCCTCATATTGTCCACAAGCACTTTCGTAGTTAGTACTACTATAACCCCAGACTTCAATTCCCTTTTCAATCATACGGCGGGACATGCCTTCACCAGTACGACCTAAGCCAATCATTCCTACTTTCATTAATTACTCCCAACAACTGACTGCCAATCGTTCTCAAAAATTTCCATACCTTTATCTGTAAGAATGTGATCATACATTTGATCAAATACCTTCGGTGGCATCGTACAGATGCTAGCACCATTATACCATGACCTCACAGCACGTTGAACACTACGAATTGAAGCAGAAAGAATTTGAGTTCTCACACCATGAATTCGATACAGTTCAGAGATGGATCTTACAACCTCCAGTCCTGCGACTGATTGGTCATCTAAGCGTCCAACAAAAGGTGAGACATATGTTGCCCCTGCCTTTGCTGCTAGGACTGCCTGAGAGGCACAGAAGATAAGTGTGACATTAACCTTAATGTTCTGATCGGATAAAGATTTACAGACTGCAAGACCTTCTCTTGTACAGGGAACCTTCACAGTGCATACGTCACCAAACTTTTCATGAAGACGTTTGCCTTCACAATACATCTCACCTTCTGTTCCCATTACTTCCATACTGATATCTTTGACACCAATATCTTTGATTTCTTGATATACATCTTCTGGATTTCGACCACTCTTTAAGATGAGTGAAGGATTGGTTGTGGCACCATCAACTAATCCTGTCTTAAAGTATTCATTAATAATTTCTGTATCGGCAGTGTCAAGAAAAATTTTCATATAGTTGTGTGTATACTTCATTATTCAACGTGGATAACTCCTGCCATTCCTGCCCCTTGATGGGGTCCACAAAAGAAATTATAGTCGCCAACATCAGCGAAAAGAATATCTTGCGACTCACCGGGAGAGAACATTAATGATTCTCTAGAAAGATCAGGACGATCCTCGACAATAATATTATGGGGAGGGAGCATATTATTCACGAAGTGAATTGTTTCTCCTGCACTGATAGTAACATCAGAAGGTTCAAAAATCAAGTTCCCATTTGAACCCATTTCAATATCTAATGCATATGCACTTTTAGGTAAAAAGATAATCAGTGCTGCAATCGTAGCAAGTATTATTACACGAATAAATTTCATTATTGTTTATGTAACTATTATATCTATTATTATAGCATATGGTTGAACCTCAATTTGTTTTGAGTCCATAACTTGACAATAAAAAACCACCCCAGTCAAGGAGTGGTGGTCGGTCTAGGAGGTGGTCTGAATGGACAGTCTGGACATCCAGCACCACAACATCCTCTATTCGTGATCACTAAAGTGATTCTGAATAACTTCAATACGCTCTTCTTCGTGAGCAATGATATCTAATTGTTCCTGAATAGCACCAAGTACATCAGGGTGCTCACCAATACCGGCAGGGTTGTGTAGGTATACTTCTACGTTTGCTTTTGCTTTGGCAATGTTACCTTGAGCATCAGCAAGTAAGGCATCTAACATTTTAACGCGAAGATTGCAAGACATTAGTAAAGTTCCTCTTCTTTTTCAGTTTCAATCACACAATCAGATGTGGGATAGGACACACATGTAAGTAAAAATCCTGCCTCAAGTTGATCATCATCCAAGAAAGATTGATCGCTCTGATCAACAGTGCCACTCACAATTTTACCAGCACAGGAAGAGCAGGCACCAGCACGACAAGAGTAATTAATATCAACTCCTGCTTCTTCAGCAGCGTCCAGGATGTATTGATCGTCTTCACACTGAATAGTATGATCTCCTTCAGTTGTCTTGAGTGTAATAGTGAATGTCATAATGATACGATTGATTGTTTTTTATTTATTAAAGAGATCTTCCAGTTTTTCTCTGGATAGATCTACATACATCAACTCTTCACCTGCTTGTGGTGCTTCAGGGTGACGTGGTTTAGGAGTCCTCATCTCTACGTTAATAGATTGAATGTTAGCCCACATCATAGCGAAGGCACCACCGGCAATGAGAGCAAAGCATATAAAGTATAGCGTGACTTCAAAACTATTCATCATGCTTCCTGTAGAGATTGAACTGTGTTGTGAAGTTCTCCAATGTCACGGAGACCTTCAACGCTGAACCATGGGGCATTCGCCCAACTAAATCCTTCACCCATAGTGCTATCGGGTGCTGTGATATACCAATGACAAGATGTGTCTGGTACATCTACTGCACACTTAGACCAATCGTCACTCCACTGTGGAACTTGTACCCACATTAGTGCAGCGAACATAAAAGTGAATAGAGATTTAATCATTTGTGAGTCTCCGTTTTATGAGATGATCTAGTGAGAAATTGCCCCCGCCATTGAGAACGATACATGCTGCAGCTCCCCAGTAAAGAACTAGAAGTTCTAACAAATAGATATTAAATCCAGATGTAACTAGGGCATGATAAATTGCGAATGATATTGTACCTAAGATTGCCAAGGCACCTAGACGAGTGCCGAGTCCAAAGATAACCAACCAACTCCCCACAATCTCAGAGAATGCTGCGAAGTATGAGGAGAAGATTGGGAATGGAAGATGCAATGGTCTTACAAATGCATCCGCAAAGTTTTCAATGTTCTCTAGTTTCTCATATCCATGATGGATAAGCATAGTACCTATCGCTATACGAAGTAATAAGAACCCTA